CAATGATAGAGAAAAAGGTGGATATCAAGTAGAAGTACAAAATACAGTAGCACCACCAACATTAAGACAATTAACACAAAATAATACACATTTGAATCCAACTGGACCCAATGATAGAGAAAAAGGTGGATATCAAGTAGAAGTACAAAATACAGTAGCACCAACAACATTAAGACAATTAATAGAAAATAATACTTATCAAGGGCCAATAATATTACACGAGGGCACTAAAACACGTACACGGTCTGATGCTAATAATTCATTAGTTAATGTTCAAAAAGATATGAATACTGTTAAAAGAGATGGTGGCGCTCCAACAACTAGTAATTATGACGTTGGTCCGGTATATGATTATACTATGGTTCAATTATGTGAACCAATACAAATAAACCGTGATATATATGGTCAAGCGTATGGACAAAATCCATTACAATGTATGCCAACAATGTATACAAGAGCAACACATCAATTACCGCAAGATTCATGGAGATTTGATACATGTCTAGTTAATAATTTATCATCTAACCCCTTTATTAACAATACTCAACATCGTTCAGTTGAATATTAAAAATAAAAATTGAATATAAGATAATATATAATTATTATTATAGATTTAATAATAATTATATTTTAATGAATTTGGATCCACAAGTATATAATTTGTTATTTGGTGAATTATTAACAAATGAAAATGGTTTTTTGGAAAAATACGAATATCCGGAATATTATCATGCACAATGTATGTGTGAGGGATGTTTATTATGGATGTCGGAAAATGGTTTTGAATTTAAAAATTTTTTGGAATATTTTCCTTTGAAAGATGATACAATAATTGTAAGAAATATTAACAAAATAATTGTTGATATAAAAATTATTCCAACAGAAATATGGTCAACATTAGATTTAGAATATTTCATATCTAAAACAAAACAAGTATTAGAATTTTCAACAAATGGAGATGTTACATTTAATGATATTTCAATAATAAAAAATAAAATAAATAATTTAAAAAAACCAACTATAATAAAACAATATGAAAAAATTGTTTCAAAATTTAATAAAAAATATGTATTTCAAGATAAATCTCCATATTATCTTTATTCTGGAAATTCATCAAATATTGAAGTTAAAATTAATAATAATACAATAAAAATTGATATATCTCTAAGCTATTATTTAAGTTATTCATATTATGTAAAAAAATCTTCAAATAATAAAAATAAATTTAGATAGTAATTAATATTTCAGCACTATCTTGTTGATTTTTATTTATTAATTCTTTAATTTCGGGTTTTTCAAGGAATTTATCAATATCATTTTTAACAATTTTATCATAATTTTCATATAATATTTTTGTGATAAATTTATATGATTCAATGATATGATTGGTATTTTTTGCACCAGTAATAATAATTGATCCACTTTCAAATACAAAAATGGAAATCATTTCTTGATTTTTATAATTATATTTGATATTTACACATGCATGGATACATGGTTCATATGATGATCTGATACCAGATTTTGTTAAAATTTCATATAATATTTCCCTGTTAACAATAAATCCAATGTGAAAATTACTATTAATCATACTTATTTTGAAATTATATATATTTTCAACACTTGTATTTTCTTGTTTAGTTACAAATTCTTTTCTAATTATTTTGCAGTCTGTTTTATTATATACGGCTTTTGTTTTGGTTAGTTCATTACATATGATTTCCATTGCATCTATGAAATTTTCAATGTTTTTACATCCAGTTAATTGAACTGCACCATTTTTGAAAAGTTTCACATTAACTCTTCTTTTATTTTTAACATCGACAACTAATGTTGCTTGATTATAAAAATTTTTTTTGTTTTTAACATTATTTTTATTTGTTTTTTTAAGTTTAATTAATGTGCGAATTTCGCCATTGCCGTATTTAATACAAACTATCCCGCCATGATTTAAACTAATATATTTGCCAACATTTTCAATATTAATTAATGTATTTAAATTGCATATTATTGTCATTGTTGATATTTTAAGATCGTCTGGTAATTGATTTAATTCAAATTCTGCATTTAATTTTTTGCTGATTCCGTTTGTTGAAAGATTTTTTTGGGGGTTATTATTAGTCATAATCATTAATAAATATATCCTTAGATATTAATTTATATAAAATTAATTTATCTTTAAGTATTATTATCAATTTTTTAATATTATGGTAATAATTATTTGTCTTATATAAAATTTTTTATATATTATTAAAATATAGTGAAAACATGTCAACTAAATTTAATAATATATTTTTAAAACAAAAATCAAAAAAAAATAATTTCGATGATATTGCAATTAGTTCATCTATTTTTACATCTTCAACACCTAGTAAAAAAGATTTAATGGATGAAACAACAGATAGTGCATATTTAACCAATAAAATTAAGAATGTCCATAAAAAAGTATTGGATTCTGATTTTATTCCTTATTTTGATAATAGTGATATAACAAGTTCCACTGCTCAATATGGTGGTAATTCTAGATACACAACTGAAACAATTAACATACCTGGAAATTACACTGAATCATCATCTAGTATGTCTTCCTATAGTTATAATAAAAAAAATCAATATGATCAAACAACTACATCAAGTAGTTCAAATTATTCTTTTTCATCTGATATCACAAATTCAGATTCAGAATCAGAATCAGATTCAACATCTATATCGGAATCAAGTATATCTGAAAAACAACAAAAAAGACAAATTGTTAAAAAACCTCCACAAAAACAAAAAGTTAAAAAAGTTATTAAAAAAAGCAATATAGTTAATATCAAAAAAAGGTCAAAAAACACCAATAAGAAGTCAATAAAAAATGTTATTCGAAAAGCATCTAAACCAAAAGGTAAAAAAATATCTGTTCAAAGAAAATCATCGAAACATACAAATTAAATGCGAATAAACAAAATATTTTAATATATAGCGAATAATTATATGATTACAAAAAAACGAATATTATCATGGGATGTTGGAATAAAACATTTAGCATTTTGTAAAATTGATGAAACCGAAGAATCATTTGTAATTGATAAATGGATAAATATTGATTTAACAGACAGTGATCAACTAAAATGTTGCGGATTACTTAAAAAAAAAGCTAATTCAAAAACAGCAGAAATATGTGAAGCGGGTGCCAAATTTTATTGTAAAAATGAAAATACAATGAAATATTATTGCGGTACACATAAATCTCAACATACAATTAATTATGATGATATTGAAAAACAATATGTTAAAGATAATCCTAATGTCAATGAAAAATGCACATATACATCTAGTAGATCAACTAAAGGATGTACTAAATCAGCAAAATATCAAGTAGATAATAATTTATATTGTAGTTTACATAAGGATTCAAAAATAAAAGAAAAAGTAAAGAATTTATCTTTGAAACCCATAAAATCAAAAAAGTGTACATCAACTGATCCGCAATTATTATGTGAAAAACTTTATAGTAAATTAAATAAGTTAGATTATCTTAAAACGGTATCTGATGTATATATAGAAAACCAACCAGCATTTAAAAATCCAACCATGAAAACAGTATCATCAATGTTATTTTCATATTTTGTATTTTTATCAATAGTTAACAACCTAAAAATTAATGTAAAATTTGTATCACCAAGTTTCAAATTAGATATTAATTCAGATTTAATTAAATTTATTGATGAATATATCAATGATCATAAAACAGCAAAACGTACTAATTGTAAATGTAGAATATGTAAATTAGAAGGCGAGATTTGTACTAATAAAGAAACAAATAAAGAAACTTATAGTAAATATAAATTTTGTTATGATTCTGTAAAAGAGTTGGGCATAATATACACTAAAAAAATATTACATGATAATAATCTTAATAATTCATTTGATTTATTAAAAGATTGCGATAAGAAAGACGATTTATGTGATGCATTTTTGCATGGCTATAAAAGATTGAAAAAATAATTTTTATTTCTTAGATTGTTTAATACCTAATGTTTTAAACAATGTATTTTTTGTATTTGGTAATGGTTTAGATCTTTTTAGAATATTTTTTTTATTTAAATCTGCCAAACTAATATTAACTTTAGTATTATCTGAATTACCTTCTTCAATTAATGGTACAATTGAAGTCATTGGTGGCATAATGAATCGATATTCTTTAGTATTTTTCTTACAATTTTTTCTATATTCATCATATGAAAGTATTCCACCAAATTTATTAAACACTTCTCTTGGTGGTGCTAAAGGAATATCATCATTGTTTTCATAAATTACATTATATAATTTTTTTAATAAACTATATCGATTCCACACATAAGAATCATCAGTTTTTAAATTATATGACGCCGCACAATTAAAACTACAAAAACATCCAAATACATGATAATTATCTCCTATAATTTTTTCAGGTATAAAACAAGGTAATGTATCAAAATTATAAGTACACCACCAACATGCAATATCTGTTTTTTCAACTATTAATGGTTTTCCTGATTGACTACTTATTAAATTTAAATTCATTCGCGATACTTTTCTATTATTTACTCCATTAACAATATCATCACTAAGAAGAGATTTGTAATCATTTATTTCTTTTTCTAAATTATGGATAATTTTGTCTTGTTCTTTAATTTTTGATTTTAAATCATGCACTAATAAATTATTACTTTCATAATTTGAACTATCTGTCGAATCACTATTTATATCATTTATTGTAAAAATATTACAATTTTGATTATTAGATATATTAGTTTCTTTATTTTCAAATATTTCATCATCTTGTGATTTTAGATCTTTTAATGAAATGGGTAAATGTAATATAATTTCTTCTTCATATTCTTTAGGTGGTAACTGTTTTCGTATGGGTGTTAATGTATTAATTATTTTATTTTTTTTAATTTTATCAGTATCATTTAATATTTGATTTTTTCTCGGTCTACCTCTTCCTCTTTTAATATATTGTGAATTTTGTTTGGAATTTGAATTTTCAACTATTGTATTATCAGAAGTTGATCTATCAATAGAATTCATTATTAGATTAAATATATTTATATCTTTATGTGTAATAATTTGTATATATTTAAAGGTTATATGGATTAGTTAAAATTATTTTATAATATATAAATATAAATATGAATGATATAACTTTATCTCATAATGATGTTGCACAAATAGTTTTATATATTAAAACCAAACTTGCCCAATCAGGAGGATCAATTGATAATTTATCTGATATTGATTCAAATAATATTACTAATGAACAAAGATTTGCCTTATCAAAACTAAGACAAAAATATGGCGATGAATATTCTGGAAGATTAAATAAAATAATGAACGATTATGTTAATTTTAAAGGTGGTCTTTCAAGATTGCAAAATGTTAGATCTCAAATAAGTTTACCAAATGTCCAGAGAGTGTCATCCCCTGTAATTAATCGAATATCATCAATTAATTCTAATTATGGTCAATCTGCGAAACGATTTGGAACTGGAATACTTTCTGGTATGGTTGGACAACCCATATACAATAGTTATGGTCAACCAACCAGTAGTAGTATGGTTGGGCAAATATTATCACCAATTGCCCAACAAACCGTAGGCACATTAACAAACAAATTATCACAAAAAATAGGACAACCACTGCAATATATTCAAACTCCACAAGGGGTTTTACCTATTCAACCACACCAACAAATCCAATACGCACAACCGGTGTCTTATATTCAACAACCACAACTACAACCACAACTACAACCACAACCACAACTACAACCACAAATCCAATATATCCAACCAGGAGTTAATTTATCACCACAAGTAGTTCAAAATATTCAACAACCAATTCAAGCAATTACCAAAGAAGAGAAGCAAAGAAGGATATCTGAATTATCTGAAGAATTGAGAAGATTGCAAGAAATTCCTGTTATTGATGGTGGTGGTATATATGAAAATACAACTGAATTATTGCAAATAACAAATAATATATGTGCAAAAACAATGATAAAAAAAGAAATTGATAATATTAACAAAAATAAAATTTCAAATATTTTTATTCCAATTAACGGATAATCGGAATATTAAAACAAAAAAAATAAACTAAAATTATGTTTCTATTCTTATTGCAGGCTTCTTTCTGCTTCTTCTACTTACTTTAGATCCTCTACTATCCTTTGAATTGTTATCATCGCTTATTCTACTTTGAGTATCATTAAATCCATCATTAATGATATTATCTATATTTGGATCAATACTAACATTATCTTTATTAAATGATTTTGATAATTCTTTTTCTTGCATCTGTTTTTTATGCATCATAATCTGCTGTTGCCTTACAATTTCTTGATTATTATCTGGTGGCATAACGCTTCCAATTCCCATATTCATTATATTATTGTATTCAAATTGTTGATTATTTTGTGGTTTATTATTTTGTTGTTTATTTGTTGATAATGTAAATTTATTCCTTAAACTTTCTGGAATAATAGGTGTTTGCATTGTTTTTTGATTTTTATTTGTTGAATTATTTGTATATACAGATCTACTATCTGATCGTTGTTGATTTAATTGTTTTTGTAATTCTTCTAGTTGTTTTTGTTTATTAAGTAATTGTTGTTGTATAACTTGTTGTTGCATCATTTGCTGTTGCATAAATTGTTGTTGCATCATTTGTTGTTGCATAAATTGGTGTTGTGTATTTTGTGTTTGTACAGATTGTTGTTGCATTTTAATGAATTCTGTTTGTTTATCTTTTAACATTTGTAGATCTTCTGCCTTTTTCCTTGCAATATTATGTTGTTCATCAGATTTTTTATCGAATGCTTCTTTTTGTTTGTCATATTGTTCCTTAACTTTATCAGCAACTGCCTGTTCATTTAATTTGTGAGCTAATGCTGGATTTTGTAATAATGCTTCACTTAAATTTGGAATTTTACTAAGTGCTGTATGTGCAATATGGAATTTAACAGCACTTCCACCAATCATTAAAACTAATTTTAATTCTGGTGGAATTGGTTTACCTGATTTGAAATATTTCTCATAAAGTTCACCTAATACATCATAATATTCATCAGTATCTTCATTCATTTGTTCGGACCATCCCTTTAACTTAAATTCAAAAGGGTTAAAATTATCATTTGCAAGTTCAACACCCCAACATATATTCAACATCATATTACTTAACCATTTAACACCATTATGTTTATCTTTGATGCTACGATGCAACTCATATTCATATTTCATTGCTTTATAATCAGAATTCATACTGTAATTTTGTGACAGATTTATTCCATTTTGTTTTAATTCAAGTAATTTTCGTAACATATCCAACTTGGCAAGATGTAATTCTTCTTCTGATCCAAATCCATAATATTGATCTATTTGACTATTATCAGCAATGTTAGTTGGTCCATCACCAACAGATGGTCCATATTGACTTGGTTTGGGTGTTATATTAGAATAATTATTTTGTGTATATGATGAACTATTTGGCTTTGATATATAATCATTTATAGATTCAGTATTTTGTCTTTCAGTTTTTCTTTCAGTTTGTGTGTCAGATCTAGTAGTATGATCATCAATATGATTATTATTATAATTATTACTATTACTGTTACCATTGCCATTACTATTTGAGAATTTTTCAAATGTTTTAATATTTTGTACTAATTTTTCTGGATTTGCCATATATTCGAATTTCATATCTGTTTCCGTTGTTTTTAAATTATCTAAATTTTTCATTATTTCTTCCATAATATTTCTTCCATCTGAACCATCACTGCCACTATTACCGTTATTACTACCATTTACTGGTTCAAAAATTTTAGATTTTTCTCGAATATGATCATAAGATACACTATTATTAAATAAATTTGGTTCTGTATGATTTTCAGTATCTAATTCATTTTTGATCAGATAATTATTGTCTGTACTATTGTTCATAATATTATATGTTTCCTAGAAAGTTATTTTTATATAAATACGCGAAAGCCTTATATATTACTCAATAAAATTGTATAATGGTGGTGGATAATTTTGTCGGAATGGTAATAGTAATTTGTAATCTATAATATTCTTTTTCTGGACAATATTATTAATTTGATTATAATAGATATGAAATAAAATTAAAATAAATGAAAAGAATATAACTAACAGTAGCCATAATTTTATATATCTTATTTTATTTTTTTGATACTCTTTATCATTATTCATAATAACTATAATTTAAGAAAATAAAATAATGTTATAGCAGTTTATAACATTATTATAAAATATTTTACATTAAAGGTTGAAGCTGACTTCTAAAAGATTCTAAATAAATAAAATTTTCTTTAATTTGTTGTGTGTATAAATAATCTAATCCTAATACAAATAATAGTGCAACAGTTAATGCAACATGTGGTGAATTATTGAATCTATAAACTAATAAAAGCGACAAAAATACTATTCTAAAGATTGTATTATTAAATAAATCTTTAATATATGTTGGTAGTTTCATTTTTCCTAAATTTAAACCATATAATACAATAAACATAGTTAATGCAATATTGACGGCATCATTATTTAATAAGTTATTCATAGTTATTATAATTATACATTATATATTTTTATATAATTATATTTTAATATAGTTTAAAACTTTTATCACAAATTGTAATTATATGTAATTAGTATCATAAATTGAATATTTATAAATAATTCTCCAACCATATAATAAAAAATAATTTGGATTATTTTTCTCAAATGTAATTATAAATATGAACTATTGTGCCGTGACTGAGGCATTTGATAATTCTCTCAGACAACAAATGAGTGAATATGATAAAAATAATAAGAGTAATAATAAGAATAATGACAATAATATTATTCCGCCGGATGCTTTTGATAATTACAGTGATATTGATATCCAAAATCATTTTAATAATAATATAAATCAATACCATACAATGGTTCCAGCATTTTTTACTGCTCAAGGTGATTATACTAATAAAGGGCCATATTTTGGTACTTCAATAAATGAATTAAAACAAAATATTCCAGAAGAATCAGATAATTTATCGCTATTAGATAGTAATTTTTCAGAAGATTCTAATATATCTATTAAAATTCCAAAAAAATTAGACCATGGATATTGTATAAATAAAATGGTAAATAGTTTAATGGATGATTCTGATACAATATCATTAGCCAGTTCACAAAATGATGATGTATATAAACATGTAAAAACATGTAAATATTGTAAAACAAAAATTAATGAAAAAATGAGAAATTACTATAAACCCGTAGAAACATTTAAACAAGATGATAAAAAAGAATATTTAAATATAAATAATCTAGGTTATGATTTAAAAGAATTATTAATAATTATATTGGCCGGAATTATTTTAATATTTGTTTTGGATTTGTTGGTGAAAATAGGAAAAAAAATGAATAAGTAATATTATTTTTTTTTAATATTTTCTTCAAGATTCAACCAAGAAATATATATTGATTTTTCATTTAATATTAATGTATCTAATTTCATATTTTTAAGTTTTGAATAAACATATTCCATACAATCATTGACACTATAATCAAAATGGCCATATATTGCATCAGGTATTTCATATAAAATTTCTGTTTTATTTAAATTATTTGCCATCGTTATTTTATTAAGACATATATGAAAGATTTTTTCATATTGAATAAATATTCTTTTTTTCCTTTCTTCTCTTAATTTTATTAGTTTGTCTATATTAAAATTTATTTTATTTTTAGTTTTTGATTCTTGATTATTTGATAAATTATCAAGGTCTAATGGTTTACAATCGTTAGGTGATGGAAACAAATTATTGATGCTAATTCTGTCCATATGTAGGTTTATAATATATAAAAAGATTATTAATTTAAATTATAAACATATTATTTATGGAAACCCCTAAAGATAAACGAAACCAAGATATAGATGATAAAAATAAAGAGCCTACTGAAAATTTAGATATACCAGTATACACCCAAATAAGTGAAAATATAAAGTATAAAACTAAATTAGTATTAAGTGGTGGTGGATTAAAAGGAATATCACATATTGGTGCATTGTATGCGCTTGAAAAAATAGGTTGTATGAATAGTATTCAAGAATTTGCTGGTACATCTGCTGGTAGTTTAGTTATTGCATTATATTTAATTGGTTATTCAGCTACAGAGCTTTATGATTTTATAAAATTGTTAAATCTAGAAAAACTAAAAAATATTAGCATTTTAAATATTCAATCATTTGGATTAGATACTGGATCAAGAATTGAATTTGTTATTAAAAGATTAATTAAAGAGAAAGGTCATGATGAAAATATTACATTAAAAGATCTATATGCTAAAACAAATAAAATGGTCACATTTATAACTGTTTGTTTGAATTCAATGGAAATATGTTATGTATCACACAAAACTTTCCCTGATTTACCTTTATATTTAGCCATTAGAATGTCATTATCTATACCATTTATATATTGCCCAGTAATTTATAAAGATAATATGTATATTGATGGTGCATGTTTGGATAACTATCCAATAACTGTATTTAAAGATAATCTTAATGAAACAATTGGAATCTTATTAATTGATGCAAAAGATAATACACGAACGATTGATAATCTTGAAACATATATTTTACGGGTTTTAGAATGTATGATGTATGGTATGACTTTGGGATCCAAAAAAGGGTTTGAAAATAATACAATAGAAATTCATGTTGAATCGATTAGTATTGTAAATTATGAAATAAATAATAATAAAAAAGATGAATTATTTCTAAAGGGATATAAAGCAATTATGAATAACAAAGATAAATTAATTATTTAGATCATTTTTCCTCATTTCTAATAATCTTTTGTATCTTGTTTTAATATCTTCACCATCATCCCAAGCAATATTTCCATTATTTGAAGATATTTGATTGAATATTCCATAACCACCACAAGAAGGATCGGCATCAAAATCATTCATTTTACGATCATCTAATTTTTTAGTTTCAAGATCTCGTTCACGTAATTTTTCTTCTATTGTTTTATCATAATCTTTTCCTTTAAAATTGTGATTTTTTGTATATTCAGCATATGAAAGTTTGTTTAATTCATCTTTTGATATTTTATTTTTCTTTGATGGTTCTAATTTTATAGACCCGTATTTTGAATTACCGATTGGATCACTATCATCATATAAATCTTCATAATTATCTATTGAACTAAAAGTTGAACTTATATTAGAATCAAGATTGTATGCTAATGGATTTCCATTGTGTGGAATTAATTCGGTTTGTGTTTTATGAAGTACGTCAAATGCTGCATTAAATTTTGCTAAATCAAATCGACCATCATCAAATATTTTATCATGGATATTTTCAATGTCATCTTGATCACGTACCAATTGTAAATCGCGAAGTCGTTTAACTGAGTCTTTTTCTGATAAACCAATTGTTACATCTTTATCTCTTTTATAACCATGTTTTCTATCCATATCATCAAATACTTTATCAAATTCTTTTTTATAATCATCCTTTGATTTCTTCTTTTTTGTAACATCACTGTCTAATGCTGAATAATATTCTTTAGATTTCGCTTTAAGATCAAAATGACTAGTCTCGATTTCTTTTGATAATGCATATATTTCATCATATTCTTTTCTTGTTGTTGTATTAACCAAAATATTATATGCATGGGTAATTAACTCAAACATTTCTGCATCACCTTCTGGTTTATCTGGGTGAAATATTTTAACTAATTCTCTATATGCATCTTTTAATTCTTTTGTAGAACAATCTTGTGATACATTTAAAACATCATATAAGTTAACAGTCGACATTATTATATTTAAATGTAATATTTTTTTAAATATTGTTTATACGCTCCAACCATATCATATCATAATAAATGCGTTCAACTAAAACATTTGGAAGAAAAATTCATATTTGTATATTTAATTAATTATAGATATTAAAATGTTTATTCTTTATAATATAAATATTTTATTGACTGAATAGACATGATAAAATATCATAAATTTTTATTTATATGTAAATAGTATAAGAAACATAAAAGATGAAAGGTGATAAATTAGATAAAAATATTATCAAAGATAAATATATTGCTTGCATGGTATTACATGCAGTAGGAGATACGGTTGGATTTAAAAATGGAGAATGGGAATTTAAACGTGGTGGCGTTGAAAGAACTTTAGAAAAATTGTATGAATTTATTGATTTAGGTGGTATTAATCATATTTCTTTGGAAAATTGGAATGTTTCTGATGATACAATAATGCATATGAAAACCGCTGAATCAATATTATCTAATTATAACAGTATTAATTCACTCGGAAAAATATTAAAAGATAATTTTTTAGTTGCATATAATTCTTTTTTTAATGAAGGATTAGAAAAACGTATGCCTGGAAAATCTACATTAGATTCAATAAAAATTTTAGAAAATGGTGGTAATTGGGATAATATACCTTATGATTTTTATTCTGGTGGTTCAGGAGCATCAATGAGAAGTTTATGTATAGGATTAGCATTATATGGAGAAAATAATAGAGATAAATTAATTCAAATTGCAATTGAATCAGGTAGAATGACAAACAATTCCGCATCTGGATATTTAGGTGCATTAGCATCTGCATTATTTACAGCTCTAGCAATTGAAGGTGTAAAAATAAATGATTGGCCGTTTATATTATTAGAATTATTTGATTCTGGAAAAATTACAAAGTATATAAAATCATCCGGTCGCGATATAAAAGAATATGATAGAGATCATCATGTTTTTATAGACAAATGGCATCGTTATGTCGAAGATAAATTTGATGATGATAGAAAACCTATAATAAGGAAATCAAACAGAAATTTAGTATATAGAACCAATTATTATTTTGAAACATTTGGATTCAATATGCCTTCAGATAAACCTGATTCGGAATATGTAAATGTTAAAACCATGTTTATTGGGTCTGGTGGTGATGATTCAGTTATTATTGCTTATGATTGTTTAATTGATTCTGGTATGAATTGGGAAAAATTAGTTATTTATGCAATGTTACATATGGGAGATACTGATACAACTGGTGCAATCGCTGCCGGATTATATGGTGCATTATATGGCATGAAAAATATTCCAGAAAATTTTATAGCAAATCTTGAATTTAAAAAAGAAATAACTGAATTAGGTATAAAATTATTTAATAAGTTTTATAAATAAAATAATTTAATTCTTTTTCAAAATTTAATTTTTTAAATATATTAGTTGAATATGAATCTTCGAATGGTACACCTATAACATTATATTTTAATAGTTTACCAATAGCCAATGCAATTTTAATTAAAATTGTAGCAAATCCCCTTTTTTGATATTGTTGAAAAGTATAAATATATGAGATTGTAATATATTTATTATCATTTATTTTATCAATAGTTAAATATATAAATGAAGCTATAAAATTTTTATCTTTTAAGACAATTAACATTTTTACTGGATTATTATTTTTATTATTGTAAATAAATGTTTTAACTTTTTTAATATGGTTAATATCATTTGAATTTGCAAAAGAAATTTTATAATTGGTAGAATTAAACTTGCATAATAAATTATTAATTGTTTCCTTGTACATTAAATAATAATATTACTATTTAATATATATTTTTAATATCAAAATATCAATTTTTTAATTTACATTTTCTTTTACAAATTTAATTAATGCATCCATATTTCTTTCTCCTGAAAATGTTATTTCTTTGCCATTTTTCAAATATAAAATAACTGTTGGATATCCTTCAACACCTTTTTGTGAACAGGTTGCTTCATTGCCATCTTCACATCTAACTCCTGAAACTTTTAAGTTTGGTAGATTTGATTTTGCATATCCCTCGAATTTTTCCCATTCAGGAAGGAACGCACGCGAATAACCACACCACATAGCATAATATAATACTAATTCATTATTAACATTCTGTTCTTCTTTGATATTGTTATCTTGATTGTTTTTGGGGGCAAAATTTTCATTGTTTACTAGTGCGTTTTTTGGGCAACTATTTCTTGTAAATATGAAAAATAGTAATATTCCAACCAAACAAACTATAACAATATGATACCATTTAATGATACTTAACAACTCCATTAATATAATTATATATATAGTAATAATATAAAAATTTTAGTAATGTATAAAAATAATATTATAACTTTTGTTAATATTATTAAAAAAGTTATAATATTTTTTTCTATGAATATAAATATATACTTTCAACATGTCCATTGATCAATACGACGATAGAAAATGGTTATTTACTAGTAATGCAAATGACATACGTGGTAATTTAGCCTCCAAAGTTTTTTTTAATGTTTCTACATTCAAGGGTTCACAAGCAGAAGAATTTATGAAGGTTGCTAACTATTCTAACAAACCAATCGGTTCAAAAGATAATGATGTACATCCAGAAGTTGTTGCATTTATTGTTGATGCTGCAGAATATGCTAAAAGTATGAATGGAAAATCATTAGATCAAGTTAGTTCCTTTTTAAACAATGTTTGCAGAAGATGGAATGACTTAAATGATGATGCCAGATCATTTTATAATACATATGTTGCAATCATAAATAATGGTAGTAGTGTGAGCGATTTTTCTGAAGCATCCAATAATCCTTCTGCATACAAAATTATAATTAAAAATTCATCTAGTAAGACTCCAATACTTGCAGAACAGCTTGTTAAAATTGATACATCTGTTGTTGATAGAATTTTAATTGGCAAAGATATAAAGGATGCGATTCAACATGCTCAAGTATCAGCTGATACATTACAAAAAATATTTACTGAGGTTTATAATGGCACAACATCAACTGGCACAACTGGCACAACACCTATAGTGCCTGATTTAAAAAAGGCAAAAGCGTCTAGCAGTAACAGATTCAACATCCGTATAGATGATCTTGTTAGAAAACGATTTTTCGCAATTAGTCACGCAGAAGTATCTGCCGAACCATCAGAAGAAGGACCAGAAAAATATGCAACCCTTAATATGTCATCTGCTAATGTTATTTCACGTGATTCTAATGGTAATTTCTACAAAGAAGTTAATGGTAGAAAAGTACCAATTGGTCGAGATGATCAAGAAACAATTAATGTATTAAAAGCTAACAATTATTGCTTTGGCACATACGTTAATGGTAGTACCGATGACTGCAATAAATTCATTTTTGAAGCATTATTATCACAAGATGCGGATGCACTTGATAAAGTTCTTACTGAAATGAAACAAAAACAAAATTTCTTCAAGGTTGCGACTGATGATATTAAAAATCTTCATCCAGTCCTTGCTTTAAGAATTTTACAACAATTCGGATTCCATAAATATCAAGTATATGATGATTCGGCTGGTATGTCTTTATGGAAAGTTGAATCAGTTTCTCATTGGCTTAAAAATTATATGGCAGACCGATTCACCACTCTTGAACTCCAACAAATGATTACTGCAAATGATCAACATTATATTTTATCATATTTAGAACTTGTCTCACAATATGTCAACTCAAATCCAGCAATTCTTAACAAAAATTACAGTGGTTCTAGTGAAGAAGCTCTTGGTAAACTTAAAAAATCAGAATATGCTGAACGTTTAGGTCTTGACTGGGATATTAAACTAAAATCATCCGTATTTTCTGATTCAATCACACGATTAAGAAGCCATCTAGCTTCCAGAAGTAAATTCTCACCATTCTTAGTTGTTTCTAACCGTGTTGCAACACCATTCGGTAGAACATTAGCCCCAGGAATGACATTACTCACTGGTGGTGGTGCTACATGCGATTTAGCAATTAAGAAACTTAATAGTGCAGGACAATTATCTGGATCACAAATGATTAAAGTTTATTTAGATTCCGTTTTAAGAGAATTAAGCAATAGAAATAAAACACTTTCAGTGAATGATAGGAAAAATATTGAATCTACTTTCAATAAATACAGAGAACTTGAAAGTGAATTATTAAGAACCTTATGCTATGTTGATGAATTCAACAGTTTATCTGATAAATTCCAAGATTATAAATCAGAAGTTCTTAGTACAGAAAACTTACAAAAATTCGTTAACCGTCTCCAAGGTTTATCAAATAAAACACAATCAACTGAAGGGCATATATTAGATATAATTTCAAAAATTCAAAATCTGATTGGTGAAAATCCAAGTGGATTAACAAATATCTCAGCTGCAGATGCTTGGTAAAATATATAAAATAAATTTTTAAACTAATAAATCTACTATAATATATTAGTTAATAGTTTGTATTAATAATCAATATTAAATACTAATCCACTAATACCATTAGAAATTCTTAAGATGTTATACACTATCCCATAGATTCTTAATCTTGCAGTATAATTAAAATTAATATCTGGTATAACTGCTACACGTAAATCAACATTATCAATTCTACTTAAATTTGCTGTACCTGATGGTTGATGATTTTCAGGATGAATTGCAAATGAATAAGTATTTATACCTTCGTCAGCTGCATGTCTATGATTTTGATATATTTGGATTTTAGTAAAATAATCACTATCCCTTGAAGAAATTCTTTCATGACCATTAAATAATAATGTTTGTTGCGTTATTATATTTTTACCCAATACATTTCCATTTTCATCTTTGATCATACTGTCTGTATAATTAAATATATCATTATTTCTTGTTTTTAATGCCAACGATAACTGTGATACCCATATTAATTCTTTGCATGCTTGAGTAAAACCAATTTTAAATGATTGATGTAATCCATTTAATGTTTCCTCACCATTATAAAATACTTGTTCTATTAAATATTCATGTCTAGCTTGTGAAAATCTAACTCTTTCTTCATCATCTAAAAATCCATATTCAACCAGTAAAAAACAATTTGGAATTGTAATATTATTGAAATTTACACTCTTATTTGATTGAATTAATTCTGTTGCATTAATACGAGGCATCGCCTTGAAACCAGAAGTTAAACCTGTAATAAAATATTTTTCATTTATATAATTACCATTAGAATCTGTTGCATATAATAATGCCTTCTGTTGAGAATCCTCCTTGATTGAATCCTGATTTGTTACAGTAAGACTTAAAAATCCATTATCTGATATCCTTTGTAAATAAAGTATTCTGTTAATTATATCAAAATAAATAAATTTAGCTAATGATGTCACACCATCAACTGTTTGAATAATATATTCATTTGGAACAAAATTAACAAAATCATTATCTATATTTATATAATTTGTTGGTGTTAATATATAACAATTTTCCATATTATTCAATTCCAGGTTTATTTTAATATGATTATATTGCAAACTTACAATTGGTAATGCTAGCCCAGCAACACGATTAAACCAAAATTGTAATGGTACAAATAATCTGTATGATTTTTTTCCATTCGTGAAATCTGTCAATTCTTTAATATCACCTAATATGTTATCCATATTTTTCCTATCGGGAATCATTAATTCATGCCAAATATTTAACCAATCACCATAATGTCTGTCAATTAACTCACCGCCTATTTCAATTTCAACAGATTTAATAATTGCATAACCAATTCTTCTAACCCACGCAAATTTTGATATTGGATCAATATTATTATTTTCATCTTTAAATTGAGGGATTGTTGGTAAATCAATAACAACATATATTTTTCTTATCATATCACCATTACGTGATAATACACATGTTACTCTTTTACCAAAATTAGGTTTGTGTAAAAAATTTTGTGGTATTATTTCTAAAGTGAAATTAGTATGTCTTCTATATACTACTTTAAAAAAAGTTATTTGTGGATCATGTGTTATAAATAAATCTTGGGTTCCATATGCTACAAGTTGAATTAAACCACCTGCCATTTATACTATTACTCTATAATTAGTTATAATATAATTATAACTATTTTAACACAATAATAAAATTATTCAAAAACCAATCCACCTAAACCACTAAATATCCTTAATACATTTATTGATAATGAATATATGCCCATCCTATATGTTGTATTATTAACTGATATATCTTCCATTACTTCATCTTTAAGATTCATTACAATATATACATCGTCAATTCTAGAAAGATTTGCCGAACCTTCTGGTTGTAATGATTCAGGGTTTAATGAAAAACAGTATGCATTGATACCGATCGTTGGATCTGAATTATGTCTTTCATATGCATGAACAAAATTATAAAATTCAATTTCTTTAAATATTTCGCGGTCCCTACCATTAAATTGTATTTTTGCTATTTTTCCAGGATTAGTTGTGCCAGCCAAATCATAACTATAAAGATCCCATCGTTTTTCACCATTATCTAATGATCCATTAATATATGAATTATTTTGCAATAACCAGTAAATTGCTTTAGATGAATTCTTGAACTTTGTTATTGCTTGAATATACCCTTGATCATCAAATACACCGTTTGTTATAGTTATATCACCATTATATTGTAACACATCAACCAAATATTCTAATTTACTTGTTGCTATTTTATTTCTCTCTTCCTCTTCTACATATATATATTCAGCTATAACATTACATTTTAACCTTGGTTTATTTCTAAAAGTTGTAAATTGTTCATAATATGATACTTCATCAAATTTACGTAATTTAACATATAGTCTAACATCCGCATTATGTAATGCAACCAATGGTATTGATGATCCAATA